CTTTGCCATGACTATCTAACAGTCCTTTTATTGGACTATTTATCTGGTCACAAGATTACGTTGATCAGCAGGTCCACCAGAAGTACTATTAGTACCAGCAATCCAGTATTGAACTTGGAATGTTACCGTAAACTCTTCAAGAGTATCAGTAGTGTCATATGACAAACCGATCTCAGAAATTTCTGTGGGGAAGATGTCATTAAAGTAATAAGTTCTCAGTGGCGTAACATCGGTACGTCCACCACTTCCATCACCAGAACCAGAGTTAGTGATAGCATTTCTTCCTTGGTTTGCACCTCTACCAAGTTGATGAACTACAGCATTACCCATGTAAGAACCAGGTGAGGTAGCACCTGAACCATCACTAAGTTTGTTAATACCATTCATCCAGGTCTCAAACTTACTTCTAAGTCTGAAGTTCTCATCGTTGATGATAGTGATTGTCCAGACATCAAAGGTTCTGTCTCCAGCAACCTTGAGTGTTCTTCCCCTGAAAGGAACTTCGATAGGTGTAATATTAGAGGAGGGAAGTGCAGCTGCTTTGCACAGAAACTGAAACTCCTCTTTAGCATCATTAGTAAAGTCACCCATACCTTCACCACCGGGCCAACCGGTGATATCAACCTCAAAGAGATTTGGACGGGCACCGCCCCCTCTGAGGGCGGATTTAAAGTTAGTGATCGTTCTTAAGTTTGCCATTAGTTGTTGCCTCCTTGTTTATTTAATAATACTATCAAACTCTGCCGGTAACTTCTTCAAATGCGACACCAGTGCGTGTGGCAACAAATGTAAGAGTGATATAGTTAATTGCTTTGCTAGGTTTCAGGAAGATATCTGCCCGGAACTCATTGTTATCAACAACGTCAGGAGTGTTATTAGAATTGTCACAAATGACTCGGAAGTCAATCAAACCTCTCTTTGCCTGAACGTCACGGAGATAAGGTTCAACAGCATTTGTAAAGGAAGATCTTGTGATCTCATCGTTGAACTCAAAGAGTTGCTCATTAGCAAGTCCCTCAAGTGCTTTTTCAACTGTGAGGAATAGACGACGAACGTTAATTCTATCGAAGGCGGAAGCAAAGTTCAGTCCAGTCTTATCACCATATAGAACTGTGCCAGATCCAGGTAAGGTTACAATAGAGTTTACCCTTGCTTCATATAAAGAGTCTCTCTGTGCTTTGTTAGGATTAAAAGCAAGTTTAGTGGCATTGTTAAGAACACCTCTTTGCTGACCTGCAGGAGAATACCATGGGAACTGATCAATTTCAGTTCTTACCATAAGTCCCGCAATATCACCATTGCAAGGAATGTAACGGAACTTGTTATTGAACCTGTCATACATATACTTATAACCGCTATCAAAGAAAGCGAACGAAGAGGAGGACAGGGGAGAGAAGAACTTAATAATATTATTTGTTTGATCCGTGGTAGATGAAACATCTACTACATTATTTCTATCAGGAGATATACAAGCAACACAATCTTTTCTACCATTAGCAATGGCAATAAGTTTATTTGCTTTTGCTTGCGACTCAACTTCTGTGGTACAACCAGGACCCATGAGAAGGAAGTTAATTTCAATCTCATCTTTATTAGCAAACAAATCGTAACCTGCAGTCAAGTCACCAAGAGTTGATGCCATCCCTTTGTTGTCGGTTCCACTGTAGTCTTTACCACCAGTAAGGGTATAAGTCTTATTACCGATAGCACCGAACACAGTATCTTGTGCCAGTTGTCCCCAAAGACCTTGAGCAGTTGTGTTTGCAACAAAGTTAGTGGAGAAACCTGTAGCAACAGGACTTGTACCATGAACAGATGATGCTGCTGCAGATGCGTTACCACCACCGTAGATGTATTGAGAAGCTTGAGCAAGGAAGTCCTTGTAGAATGTTCTCTCAGGAGAGGCAACAGCAGAAACAGTGTCAGATGCCTTAGAGAGGAAGGTGTTTCTCTCAATGATATTACCCTTGACACCAGTTAAAGTGCCTTCGTCATCAACAACCACAACGTGCATTGCATCATTTAAACCACTTCTATCACTTACATAAGCGGTTGTAGTGGGTTTAGGTGCAATTTCTTTCCAGAAGATAGTTGCATTAGAAAGAGTCAGTTGTTGACCATCATACCAGTCAGTAACAGTTCCAGCAGCACCTGCAAATACACCAATACCTTTACCAGTATTAATACCGGAGTTATTAACGGGAATGATTGTTGATCCAGATACAAAAGATCTTAGAGGATCATTCTGAACATAAGAAATAGCATTCTCTGTGCTCTGTCCAGAAACTCTGGATACAACTTTAACAGCGATGCTACTAGCACCGTTTGTAGAATCTGTAGTAACACCAGTGATGATACCTTTTAAGAAACCATCGACAGATTTAGTTGTTCCAACACCTGCCTCAGTTCCGCTCAGTGCCATGGTGACACCAAAACCAACCTTAAGATTAGAAGCACCAGGGTCATCTGTTGCAATACCAATGACTTGATCCGCAAAGTCATCAATAAAAGCAACTTTTAAATTGTTAGCATATGTTCCAGGATTCTTCGCTGCGTACAGGAAGTTAGTTGCATCATCGTAGTTAGCGTTAAAGTCATCGAAGTTTTTGATCTTCAATGTGGTAGATGCCAAACTAACACCAGTGTTAGCATTGTTGAGGTTAGAACCATCAACTCTGACAACTTTAAGTCTTCCACCGTAAGAAAGGAAAGATGATGCTGTCATCCAGTATTCGTAGTGTCTATCAGTGGAAATGGGACTTCCAAATACATTGATCAGTTCTTCCTCTGTAGTGATATCTACAGCTTCCGATACGGGACCAATACTGAAAGGTGCCGCTATCGCTCCATTGTTCTGAAGAACATTATCAGCTCTACCTACTGTAAGATCAACCTCCCTTACAAGTATCCCAGGAGATAATTGAGGAGTCGCCATGTTTTTCTCCGTTGTCTCAGTTTATCTGTAGATATTTAGAATTAACAGCATTTTGAGCGGGGAAACATGACGTGAACTACCAATCTGGATAATCCCAGTCCATGAATGGAGAGTGTTTCTTTTTATTTTTTACTATTCTCTTAATAGTACATTCTTTGCATTCATACGAATAAGATGATGCAACTGCTCCCCTATCCTTTCTTGTTCTATAAAACCCTTCTATTAGATTTTTAGTCTCTCCACATACTCTACAGTTTCTATCATTTAGGAGCAGATGCCCAAGTTTGATCTGCCCATCGATATCCATTATCGATACTCCCACATATAAGAACGGTCACCATATTCGTCTGCTTGAAACCAACGGTCACCTTCAGAGTCAGTAAAACTTTCTGAACCCAAACCATCGTCAAGAAAACCGAATGGTGCCATATCCTGTTCTATCTGATTTTTTTGCTCCTCATAGAGACGTTTTCTAATGTCTTGATCAGTAAGTTCTTTGAAATAGTCCTGTGCCACTAACCAAGCATAAATGACAAGACACATTGCTAAGTCATCATTACACCCATCCTCTGCCTCAAACGAGTTATTCTTTGAAATAAATGTTGTTAGTTCTGATATAATATCCAAGTCATTAAAGAGAAGTTTGTTCTCTTCAATCATGGTTTTCAAGTTAAGAGAACCAACCTTTTTAACAGTCTTTGACATCTTGACACCCAGTTGTGTCTTTTTGCCAGAAAAACCTTGACCGACTATTTGTCCTGCTCTGCCCCGCATAGAACACATCAAAACATTTTGATATTCTAAGTCATAATGTAGAAGTGATGCTACTTGGTCTCCTACATCATTTACTTCACATAAAATAAACGCATTATTATAACTTTTTGCTATTTCGTATATTACATTAGGAAATAACATTGGTTTTATATCATTATTTCTATATTTTGCTACGACCTTGTGGGGGAACTCTGTTATGTCTACACATACAAATGCAGAATAATCTTCTCCTACTCCTCTTGCAACGTCAACAGTAATTACATAATCATGTTCTTTTATCGGATCTTGATATACATCAAGACCAGCATTAGAGGTTTGTGGTGCCTCATATACTAATGACCTTAGTTTACTGGGAGCAATGAGAGTGTCAATAGAACCAAGGAACTCACACTCGAACTCAATCTTAAACTGCTGTTCAGACGTGTTCTTGATAGTTTGTTCTTTCCACTCTTCATCTCTTCCAGGAACTTCACTCCAGTGAACGTCAGTCGGAACATACTCATTTTTTCCATTCTCAGCATCAGTCCACATACGGTAGAAATGATTCATACCGTGAGGGGTAGATACAACAATTACTTTGGTGTTTTTACCAGAAGTAATAGTAGGATACACAGATGCAAAGAACGAGTCAGCGATGTGATTTGGGACAAACGCGAACTCGTCGAGAAAGAGTATGTTAAACGACATACCTCGGACAGCACTTGCAGACGTAGAAGCTGCCAATATTTTACTGCCATTCTCTAACTCCAAACTACCTTTGTTCCATACCATAATACCTTGCTGCATCCACTTAGGGAGGTTTTCATATGCAGTTTGTAACCTTCCAAGAAGTTCTCTAGCAGTTGCTGCTTTATTTGCAAGAATACCAATATTTACGCTATCATTAAAGATAGCATAATGCAAAAGGTAAGATACCACTGTAGTGGATTTACCAGTCTGCCTAGGCATTTTGCAAATATTAAATCTATTTTCATGGAAGTTGTTAATTAACTTCTCTTGAAAACGATATGGTTTGAAGGGCACAAGACCTTCATCCAAACTAACAATTTTTACATACTTATTGGCAAAGTAAACCGGATCCCTTTGACACTGAACAAATTCAATAATTTGTTCCTCAGAGAACTCAATGGGGGTATTAGCTTTTTTTAGGTTAGGATTACCAAGATATACATTATCAGGCATACTTCACTCAGCAATTCCAACGTCTAAGAGCTTTATTGATCCTACTATCTGGATCTCTTGCAGTTTTAGCAGAGGTCAATCTTTTCTTCATACCTTTCATTCTGGAGCAAAAAGACTTACGCCGTTTTGCATCTTTTGAACCTTTCTTAAGTTTAGAGGGTTTTGTTGTTACAGCAGTTTTGAGTTTTGAACCTGGGTTCTCTCTACGATATGCATTAACTGCTTTCTGACTTAACCCGTCAGTCTTATCTTTACGATTGACTTTTTGCCAGTCTTCTTGCTGAACCTCTTCATTTCTAGGGACACAGTTTGGAACCATTTTATTTCCCTTCTTTTTCATACCCTCCATCTTGTGAGAATCCCAGCAGGGATCGTTCTTATACTTTTTTTCAGCTAGTGTCCCCTCGGCCTCCTGAGTGACTTCTCGTGATACTGTTGTGTCATTTGCAACAGTTTCATTAATATGTCTATTTTCTCCTGATTGCTCTTCTGCAACTTTGAGGAGTGGTTGTCCTGGTTCATAGTCTGAGACTTTGAAATACGTTAATCTTGCGCCAGGATAAACATTATTAATTTGATCTTGAACTTCTGTTCTAGAGGGAATACCTACTTTAGGGAAGAACATTTTTATCATCATGCTCCTTCCACGGAACACAAATGTTACTTCAACAATATTACCAATTTTTGCAGGAATTCTTACTGCTTCTTCAACCTGCTCTTTTTTAACACAACGATTATAGGTTTTACCGAAAAGTTTTTGAGTGCCTGCTTTTTTGTAACCCTTCCAGCACTTTTTTGCTTCCGATAACTCTTCTCTCCAGTTAGAAAATTCTTCTTTCTTAGTGCTATTTCCCCAGTTGGCTGCACCTACCTTACGACACTTGACTAGTGCTCCCGACGCATATGCACTTGGCCAAACACTATAACGGGATTTTACTTTATGGTAACAAGCATCTTTAGTTCCACTGCCCTTACCTTTTTTGTCCGAACCCTCTGAAATACCAGCTTTTCTGAGTCTTTTTGCTTGACTCTTATGCATTTCAACTGCTTTATCTAATTCTTTTGCAATGCCCTTTACATTTTTAGGGTGATCTTTTCCTTCTTTCATTGATTTTTTCCGAGGGCTGTCGGTGCTTACATATGTTGGTTTAGCAGCTCCAGTTTTTTGTGGTTGTCCTGGATCTGCTTTTCTTTTTCTTCTCTGTGCAGACTTTCTTTCGGCGTCTGACATAGATGCTCTTTTTGCTGAAGACACACATTTTGGCGTGGTCTTTTGTCCGGGTTGTCTGGCACAGGGTTTTCCTGATACAACCTGAACCCATCCAGGTTTTCCTCCCTTAGAACGAGAACCTTTAAACCAGTTACGTAATGTGCCCTCAGTATGGACTACTTCTTCTCCCATGCCTCCCCCACTGGATCCACCATTACCACTCCCACTCCCATTACCACCATTGCCACCACCATTGCCAGGAGAAACACCACCATTACCATTACCATTTCCATTACCATTACTACCGTTGCCGTTACCATTACCATTTTTAGGTTTGGATGCCAGCATACCTCTTCCACCGATATAGTAACCGGATGGAATTTTTTTGCATTTCTTATCAGTAAAACAGTAATACTGTCCAGGAGGACACTTTTTCATAAGAAATTAGTAGTCTCATCTATTATTTAGCAATCATTGAATACTGAACCTACTCTAGAACCTGCCTCTTCACCTGCTCTCTGTCCAATTAGATTTGCCCATCCTGCTGCCAACCATCCGATATAAGGGATGTTCATAACTGCAGGTGCTATGAGTCCTGTGCTAATCGCTGTTCCTGCCATCGCACCTTGACTCCGTGCTCCAGCGTCCGCCACGATACACTCTACGTCGCTCGCAGACTTTCCCCCAGGTAAAGAAGCACCTCCCATATTCCTTACACCTTCCATGGTGTACTGATCATAGCGAGTTTCTTTTCTATCTTCGTACTTCTTACCACCAAAGAAACCATTTTGACTTTTAGTTAAGTCAAGAGATTTGCTTGATTCAAGAATTTTAGGATCATTTGCTCTGTATTCAATAGTATATCCTTCCTTACCTGCTTCAATCTTGTATGAAGAGTAAGGAGTTCCGCTTGGGATGTTAATGGTTGGAA